CTTACAACGTTCACGCAAGTATACTAAATCAGATTTATCTACCTGATCTGTACGCTTTACCTTAGGATTCTGTTGTGTATCATAAAACAACTTCAATCCATTCTGTTGCGCTATCTGTCCTGCTATCCCCTTAAGATCGTTAGCTTCCCATGCCTTGTGCTTTTTTTGGTTTTTAATAGTACTGGTAACAGGAATCGACGAACCCTTGATACTAACCGTATTTCCATGTTGAGAACCGCCTTTGTACTCTATCTGATTGATATAGAATGTTCCCATTTCAAACGGTCTATTATCACCAGGTGCTTTCCAATTAAAAACCGTGAAACCTGCCTTGCACTTAATGCCTTTCTTAGGCATATGTTGCTGCATCCAAGTTCTAGTTGGGTCTGCAATTTCTATGTCTAAACCATCTGCTTTGTCAGATGTTGAATCACTATAACAAAACTTAAGCAAGTTTTGATTAGCCAAACCTTTCATGACATCTACATTTGTATCTGTTATTGTTAAGGTTGGCTGTACTTGCCTAGCTGAAAAAGCAGTTATAGGAATCTGAATCATCTATCTCCAAGGAAGCAAAGCACTAGTATTAGGAATCGAAGTTCTAGTTTTCAAATTATTTTGGCAAACTGCTTGTGCAGGTATAAGCACATCTACATCTGCTAAAAATGCATCTGTAAAACGAAGATTAAAATTAGCATCCTGTATCGTATTCATAGCATGTTCATCTCCATACTCTCTTAATGCTATGATATCCCACATATCAAACTGATCTGATATGTAGTCTGTACTCTTTGCCTGATATGTAATACTCATTTTGTAATGTTACAAATGCTTAGGTCTAACACCTGCTCTCTTAGCTGCTTTCCTAGCCGTATTATAAGCAGCAGCTACTGCAACCTTTCTAGGATGTCCTGCTCTAATCATATGCCTAATGTTATAGGCAATAGTTTGCTTACTGTAACCTTGTCTGTGTGGCATAACCAATCCTGTATAACTGATGTAGCTGCATATTCCCATGCAACTTTAACTGTAGGAGGAACTTCTAACCAATCTGCTTTTACTCCTACAGATTGACAGTAAGCTTCGTAAGTTGTTTGTCCTATAGTTCTAGTTTCAGGTTCAAGCATATGCTAATCTTGCCTCTTCATCTTTTGCTCTTCTAAGTTGATCTAGCAAACTTCTAACAGGATCTTGCATAGCCCGTTGAACTTCTCTACCTACTGCCCCTGCCTGTTCCATAGCAACACCACTAATTGTAATTGGAACATTCATGCTAATACTAATAGGACCACTTTGTGTAGTTGTTCCTCTGCCCATCCCCAACATCGATGCTGTTTGTGATAGTAATCCTCTTGATCTACCTGTACCCTCAATAGGTATAACCATTTCAGGTATTCCAGCTTCTGCCAAATGTGTAAGAGTAGGATTACTAACTAAACCACCATGCTGTTGATGTACAGTAGCTTCTACACCTTTACTAGTTCCTATTGCAGTAGCCTTAGCTTGAGCACCTGAAATAGCATTTGCTATTTGTGCTCCTAATCCGCTAAACCATCCTGTAATCGCATCATAGGCTTGCTTAAATGGTGCCATGATAGCACCTGCTACACCTGCTACTGCAGCAGCTATCTGAGCAGGTAATGCCTGGAACAACCTAACAATAGCTTGTACAACTTCTGTTTCAATTTGAGATACTACATTAACCCATGATTGAAATGCTCCCCACAAATCACCAACAGACAACTTACCTACTATACCTCCAATAGAATCTACAATAGGTTGTACCACTTCATCATTAACTTTTTGATGTGCGGTAAAAAACGGAGCAACTAAAGCATCTGCAGCACCTGCTAAAGCTGAACCTATAGCACCTGTTATACCTGCTAAAGCTGAACCTATTTTACCAGGTAAATCTCTAAATAAGTTAACAATTGGAGTTATTATCTCAGAGTTAATTCTACCTACTATACTTCCAACCCAACCAGAAAAGGCATTCCACAAGTCTCCTACTACACCTGTAATCTGTGGCACTATCGGTGCAAAAACCTGTACAATACCGTTAACTATGTTATCTCTGATTTGACCAACTGCACCCATCCAAACTTGAAATGCTCCCCATAAATCTCCTACTCTTAACTTTCCTATGATGCCTGCTACAGCATCGATTATAGGACCTATCACATTAGCATTAACCCATCCTATAGCTTGTCCCCAATTCTGTAACCCTTGCATTAATGCAGGACCTACCTGTGTAGTACAAACAGTCCATACATCATGTAACCATTTTGTTAGGACATTAAAGTCGTAGATCACTCCCTGCAGAACATATCTAACAGGATTAAATCCTTTAGCACTAGAATCTCCTGCAGTAGTAAACATTTTAATTACACCTTCAACAATAGGTTGTAACTCTGTAAAAAGATGTTTTAATGGTTCTACTAATGGTCCCCAAATATCTTTGGTAGCGGTAGCAATTCCTTGAAATACATTTTGAAACCATGTTGCAGCTTGTCCCCAAACTGCCTGTATAGCATTCCATGCACTTGTAGCAGCAGCTTTAACTTGGTCCCAGTGACCTATCATCCAATAGATAGCAAATCCTAAGGCAGCTATAGCAGCTATTGTTAGCGTTATCGGATTTGATAGCAAACCAATTACAGCAGGTAAGTTAGACATAACCGTTTGTAACATGGTGAAACCTTTCACCAAATCATGGACTATTCTAATACCTGCTAAAGCTGTTTTAACAACTAAGATTGCACTACCTATAGCTATCAATCCTCGGCTAATTTCAGACCAATGAGCAACTACAAACTCAAATGCTTGTGCCAGATACTTTCCAAACTGAATAATATAAGGACCACTATTGCTAACAGCAGTAGCTAACTGATTTAACACTACTGTTAACTTAGGTGCTAACTCATCTGCTACAGGTTGTAATGCTACTGCTACTTTCCCCATAGCGATAGTAAATGCATCCTGTGATTTAACAAGAGGACCACCTAACGTTTCTCCTAACTTCTCCCAATTTCGATGTGCTCTCTCAACTTGTCCTGCAGTTGTTTGGAACATCTTAGCAGTTAGATCGCCCATTCCTGCTAGCTTCTTCATCAAGAATGCAGAACGTTCTGCTTCGCCTCCCATCTTCTTTAAAGCTTTTGCATCTTCATAACTAATTACACCTATCTTTGCTAACTCCATTGCACCACGTCCACCCTGAATAGCTGCTCTGAACGTCATCATTGCATGGGTAGCTTCTTCTGTTCCTGCCTTTATACCTCCTACCTTTGTTACTAGATTCTCTAATGCTACTGCATTCTGTTCAATTTGCTTTGGCGAAAAACCTGCTTTAATAGCACCCGCCCATGCTGTTTCTAATGTCTTTGCCTTTAGTCCTGTTTCAGATAACTTCTCTGCTAGCTTTGTTAATTCTTCTGTTTGTTCTTTGGCTGCTACTGCTGCATCCATATGGTGTTTCTTAGCTGCTTCTTGAAACTTCTTGTTTCCAGCTAACACCATATTTAGCTTTTCTTGAGCATCTCTCATCTCCCTAGCATTAGAGATACCCTCCTTCAAGAAATCACTAAATGCTTCAACACCTTTCCAACCTAATCCAAATGCAGCTAATGTCTGTACTACCTTCTTAATCGATAGGTCTGCTAATAACCATGATTTTTCAACCTTTTGTGCAGCACCTGCTGCCTGTGCTACAGCATGAGCACCTGTCCAGACTGCTCCTATCTTGATCATTGTCTCAAGAATATTCATAGTCTCGCTCTTAGGACAGGTGCTCTCTTCTACTCACAAACCCGGACCAACTTCTTGTGTACCTACTCTCTGCTGTTCTTCCTCCTTTGCCTGTTGGTATGCAACTTTGCACCATTCGTATAATTCGAGTAGTGACATAGACATCCAATAGCTAACAGGAGTATGGTACTTAACCGATAGCGCTAGCGATATTCTACGTATGGTATAAGCTATACTTTCTTCTGTTCCCCCGAATCCACATCTAATAAAAAATTTTGGATTGTTACTCCTAATCTTACATAATCAGGTGCATACAATCTACCTAAATCTTCCGGATTAACTCCTGCTGCTCTACCTGCAACCCACATTTGATAACCCGTATCAAGATGAATTACTGGAATCATTTCCTTGTGCATCATCTTATATCCTCGTTCTAGTGAGGTTAAATCATCCCCTCTTAGCTCATCTAGTCCGTCAAGGTTTAATTCAGATATTTCTGAACCATTTATTTGTACTGATCTTTTAAGCTTAAATATCATACGTAGAGTGCTAATCTACTCTACTACATTCCTATAGCTGCTCTAATAGGAGCACCATAGTCAGTATCTAGCACATAGTCTATTAGGTTTACCTTATCTTTTTCAAACATGGTAGCGCCATCAAGAGTAGCTTTGATGTATGTTACCTCCACTTCAATTGCATTTGCTTCCTTAGTTCCTACCTCAAGTTTCCCTAAGTTAAAACCTCTGGGAAGAATAGCCATTACAAACTTCCAAGCACCAATAGTTAATTGATGCGGTCCCGGATCATGATATTGAATACCTGCTCTAGCTTCAATCTTCAAACCGTTTTGACGCATCAAGGCTACACCCTCGGGAGTAATAGCATGAAAGTTAAGCGTACATGTCCAGCTTTGATAATGTGCCTGTACAGGATATTGTATCTGTCCGCCTATCCCTGCTCCCTTTAACTCATCTGTCATATTAGCTAAGTTAGGCAGGGTAACATCTGCCATTCCAATAAACCTTTCTCCTTGGAACCAGATGCTATAGTTATTGCACTGATTTGGAATCTTCATAGTCTAGCAATTTGTATTGTTACAAAATCCTCCATTGTTATGCTGCTGCAGGTGTAAACAAATTGCTCAGATAGCTAACATCGAATTCAATCAAGAATTCAATCCATTCTGCAGGAGTAGGAAATGCCTCAAATACATGGAAGGTATAATGTCCCGCAAGCAGATCAGTATCTGCATTTTCTGACTGCCTAAATTCTACTCTAGCACCTAGCGAAACTCCACTACTAACTAACGAA